CAATGTTCTGCCAAGGGACTTCGGGTCTAATTCCCACCTGTCGCGGTCCGCAAACGTTACAAAGACGTCGGCCAATGACAAAACACTGAATCCTTCAGTTAGGCCTATTGTATACCAGAACGAGACCTCTATTGGAGACATGTATCAAAACGCAGGGATTTTGCGTGGAATCTACACGCCTGGAGAGCGCGTGATTACTCTGATGCAGTCTGCAAACGAGAGCACATTCATTCACGAGAGCGGCCATTATTTTCTTGACGTGCTCACGGACGTGGCAATGAAGGAGAACGCTCCAGCGCAGGTCAAGGCCGATGTCCAAACTCTCATGGATTGGTTTGGAGTGAAGGACCTTGAAGAATGGAGAAGTCTTTCTATTGACGAACAGAGAGCCGCTCACGAGCAGTTTGCGAGAGGGTTTGAGCAATATCTGCGCGAAGGAGAAGCTCCGAGCACGGCCCTTGAGAAAGTCTTCAAGGCCTTCAAAGATTGGCTCACCAAGATCTACAAATCCTCAGAAGAACTCCAGGTTGAAATCTCTCCAGAGGTGCGGGCCGTCTATGATCGACTGCTGGCAACAGATGAACAGATCAGGGCCAAGGAAGAGATTGATACTCCTTCACCCTTCGGCGGCATGGAGCCAGAAGAGCCGCCTGCAAATCCGGTTGTAAAGGCCGTGCAGCAGACAGCAGAACAGGTGATTGACCAAGCTCCAATATCTGAAGATAGCAAGGCTCGAATTAGAGAAACTCTCGGAATCAATCAGCCAGAGCCGCAGACAGGAGAAAACCATCCGCACTATGGAATCCCGAACGAAGAAACATTCATGGATCAAAACCTTGAGACCTCGGCGGCCAACGATCCCAACGCATTCATTGTTTTAGATGACGGCAGAGAGGTGAGCATGGGTGATTACATGAGAGAGATTGAGGCCGAGCAGAAGCAGGAGTTTGACCGTGCCAACAGCGTTTCCGAGGCCGCTCAATGTATGTTGAGAAACGGTGCTTTTGATGATGTCTTTTAAGGATTGAAAATGGTCAGTAAATTAAAACCCGAATGCGAGCGCCAAGTGTCGGCGGTCTTAGGCCGTCCGATTACAGAAAGCGAAAGTCAAGACCTGGTGGCCAGCGTTAAAAACTACTACCTCCAGAACAGGCAGGCCCACCCGAATATGTCTCGAGATCAGGTAGTGAGCGAGGCCGCCAAACAGTACGCACAGCGCATCCAACAGGACGCCGCGAGAAAGGCGCTCAACGCTAAAAGACAAGCCTTAGCTATCTTTCAAAACCGAAATACGTACAAATCTATGAGGACAAATGGTGACAGCGCCAACCAGGCCGCCAGAGGTATTCTCAATCGTGTGGACAAATATAAGGTGGGCGTGGAGCAAGAGGCCAAGTCACGCCTTGTTGATTTTCTGGAGAAAACTAGCCCCACGTTCTTAGGCTTATGTGAGAACAAGAAACTCATTACCGACCTGGTGCACGAAATCGCAGGTGATGACACTGGAAACCCTGTTGCCAAATCGGCGGCCAAGGCCTGGATTGATACCGTGGAATCACTCCGCCAGAGATTTAATGCCGCTGGAGGCGATATTGGCAAATTGGAAGATTGGCTATTCCCGCAAACTCATGACCGCTACAAGCTCGTGAACGCGGCTAGGAGACTTGCAGGAGGTCAATTCAAACAAGCGGGCCTGGCAGTCAAAGACACCGTAACCTTGAAAAAATACAATTCCAAACAGAATAGAGATGCCTGGATAGATTTTGTTTGGGACAAGATCGATCGTTCTAAATATCTGGACGACAATTTAAAACCAATACCCGATGACAAAATGCGCTATCTGCTTGCAGAAATTTACAGCACGATTACAACAAACGGAGCAAGCAAAGAAAACCTCAACAAGGTTAAGGCGAAGCGGGGAACGAGCAGGGCAGATACTCGGCAAGCACACAGAACTTTGATGTTCAAAGATGCTCAGGCCCGTTTGGATTACAACAATGTTTTTGGGTCGAATCCAAGCGTGTTAGGCACAATGATGGAGCATATCGGAGGAATGTCTAGAGATATTGCACTGATGGAAATGCTGGGGCCAAATCCAACAAGAACCTTCAATACAATCAAGAGAATGGCTCAGATTGACACCGATCAGCAAACCTCTTCAACGGGCAAGATCAAGTCAGCCGACAACTCTCTTTTAGACGCAATGTGGGCAAATCTTACTGGGACTGCCAATGTCGTAGAAAGCGGCTTTATTGCCTCAATCGGCCAAGGCGCCCGTAACCTCCAGGTGGCGGGAAAGCTCGGCTCCGCTTTTATTTCCTCGTTCACGGACGTGGCAACCTATTTCCATACAGCCAGAGTAAACAGAATGCCCTTTGCCAGAAGTGCGATGCTCCTGGTGAAGTCTCTCAACCCTGCTGACAAGTCTGATAAGAGGTTTGCCGCACGTGCTGGCATTATCGGTGATGAACTCAACTCGGCGGCCTCCAGGTTTGTAGAAGGAAATATTGGAAACGGAATCACGGGCAAACTTGCCGACCTCACCATGAGATTGTCTCTTTTGTCGCAGTGGACGGACGCAGTGAGACGCGCTCAATCCCTCAATACAATGGCCACATTTGCCGAGGCCACCAAACACAATTGGAATGATATTGACGGCTGGCTGAGGTATCGCCTTGAAGAGTTTGGTGTTTCTGAGGACGTGTGGAAAGCGCTCCAGAAGTGCAAGCCTGAAGAACTCAACGGCTCCCATTTCCTAACGATCAACTCCATTAAGAACGCGGCCTCGAAGAACGGTGATATTGACGGCCTGAATGTGGACAAGCTGGTATCAACCTACCTGAGTTTTGTCATGGATGATTCTTTTATGGCGTCCTTACAACCGGACCTGATGACGCGCTCCATTACGAACTGGGGCAAGTCTCGAGGCACCGTGGCAGGAGAGTTTATTCGCAGTATTTTCCTTTTTAAGTCTTTCCCTATCGCGATGTTTACACGGCACCTCCAGAGATCAAAAGACCTCTACCGCTACAAACTGCAAACAGACGGTAAGGCGGCCGCAGTCTGGAGCCGAGTTGGATACATGAGTTCCCTTGTAGTTTCAACCACACTGGTGGCCTACGTGGCCAACATGTTTAAGGACTTAATCAACGGAAGCGACGTTAAGGACCCGACAACTTTAGACGCATTTAAGCGGGCTTTCACGGCAGGCGGCGGAATGGGCTTTATCGGTGACATCCTTGTTTCTGGCATGGACGATTACAAGTACGGGCACCCCGCTTTAATGAATATGGCAGGCCCTGTACTTTCAACGGCAATGGACGCCTACACGATTTTTGATAAGTACAAGGACAACAAAGATATTGGCGCCAACGTACTGCGAATCGTGAAAGGGAACCTACCTCTTGTGAATCTCTGGTACACGAAACAGCTTTTGAATCATGCTGTATTCAATAAGATCCAGGAGATGATGAACCCTGGCTATCACCGCAGGATCGAGCAGAAGATCCGCAAAAATCAGGGTGTCGGTTATTGGTGGAAACCAACCGATATGCTCCCGTACAGAATGCCTGAGATCGGCACGGAACCTCGGCGATAGGTGTGCGCATCAACAATCTGGCTGACATGAGAATACTTCTAAACAATGAGGTGTTTTCATGCTGCCAGATGTTCCGAGACGGGTGGGCCCTGTAACAGGCTTGGGTATCTCCCGAGTTGATTTCGACTTCAAGATTTTTGCGTCCTCCAATGTGCTCGTAATCCGCACGAGTAAGGCGGGCGTGGACAAAACGCTGAAAGAGGGTGAAGACTATACAGTTACCTGGGACGAAGACCAAACCGCCAATATCGGCGGCTACATCACTCTTGACGAGTTCCTCACTGACGGGGAATCGGTCACGATTCTCTCTAATGTCGCATACACCCAGGAGCTTGATTTACACGCGGAAGGTGATTTCAATCCGAATGACATCAACGTCAACTTTGACCGCACCGAAGCACAGATCCAGCAGTTAAAAGAGAAACTCTCCCGCGCCGCAGTCGCTCCCGCATCTTCTGGCATGGAGGGTGACGAATACGGTGAAATCCTCTTAGAGAACTCAACGAAATCAGGCGAATACGCCGCCCAAGCTCAAGAAGCCGCCGAAACAGCTAAGGCCGCGGCCGCAGTGGCCAGCGCCGCCCAGGATAATCTGGACGCCTCTACCGATGTGGCAGAGAACGCCGCCAAGTCTGCAAGCAATTCGGCAACCGCCGCCGCGCAATTCAAGCTTGATTCTGAGGCCGCTGCTACCACGGCCACCGAGGCTGCAGAGGTGGCTAAGCAGGCCGCCTTCTCATATCGCTACTGTGCGACCGCCACAGCAGGAGGCACGGTCAACACCTCAGCAGTCTTGCCAGCAACGCTTATAAAGATCGGCGACCACGTGATGAACTCTAGCGGCCAGATATTCCGCGTTCTGAATGTTGGTACTTCCACGTGCGAACTCTCTGGAATCATCACAACTATTTCAGGCCCTCAGGGTTTGAAGGGTGATTCAGGCAGTGTCGGGCCTCAGGGCAGTGCAGGCGCAACATTCACACCAGCAGTTAGCACGGAAGGTGAAATCTCCTGGACGAACAACAAAGGGCTTACAAACCCAGCTCCCGTAAATATCCGCGGCCCAAAAGGCGAGAGGGGTGAACGAGGTTTGCAAGGCAGTCCGGGACCCGTCGGAAGTACGGGACCTCAAGGCCCGATGGGAAGTAGTCCGTGGGCAACCGCTTTCGGCCAATTCCGCATTGACGGAGCCGACCTCAAACTTGATTACGTCGGCCTGGACACTTCAGCAGATTTCTCAATTAACAGCAATGGGCAACTTACAGTTACGGTGACAGAATGACTACTTTAAATTTAGGTCGAGTTCGGCCAGTCTGGAAAGGTGACTGGACATCAACGGCCACCTACCTGGCTTTTGACTTCGTTAGGTACACGGACGGGAATGTTTACTTAGCCGTCCAGGACGTACCCGCAAATTACATCCCGAGCTCCCAGACAAGTTACTGGGTTTTGTTCGGCGCGAAAGGCGGAAAAGGCGATACAGGTAGCGCGGGCAGTGTGGGCGCCACGGGAAGTCAAGGGCCCCGAGGTGTGACGTTTACACCCGCCGTTAGCGCAGATGGTGACTTGTCTTGGACTAATGACGGAAGCCTTAGCAACCCAGGCACAGTTAATATCCGCGGCCCCCGCGGTTTGCAAGGTGTAGCGGGCAGTCAAGGGCCTGCGGGGCCCACGGGGCCAGCGGGAACAACGAACTACAACAACCTGACTAATAAACCTGTTTCGGACACGTCGTTAAAACTTGCTGGCGGGTTTGCTGATGCAAAGGCGACTGGTGAGGCTTTAGATAAACGTGTTGGAGTAGCCAGTCAATCCTTCTCTGACAATGAGAAAGAAATCGCACGTGCAAATATCGGATGGGCCTCGGGCTTTGCCGCTTCGATTTCTGCATGGGTCACAGCCTCATTTGCCGCAGCAGTGGACGCCTATCTCATCCCTATTCTTAAACAACTCTGTTTAGACAACGGCGCGACACAAGCGGAAATCGACGCCCTCGAAGAAGAATCTGATTCATAAGGAGCAGTATGACTACATTATCTGAAATCAAAGCTGAGTACCTAACCAAGGCGTTATCCAAACCCGTGGCGAAGTACGGCGTGAAGATGGGCAACGGCAGAATCACGTCCTTGTCGGACGTTCAGGGGTTCCATGTCGAGCCTTGCTCAATCGAGCTTATCGCACTGGTGGATAAGAAGTACCTGAAGGGGAACACGATTCAAGAGGAAATCCCGATTGAACCGCTCAACCGCCCTGAGGGTTTCCAGTATGGATATGACCTCTATACCTTCACAACGCCTGACCTGAAAGCCGACAACCTTAAGGTAGAGGTGTTGGAAAAACCGTTGATCGGCAAAGCCAAAGTCAAGTTCAAATCTGGTCAGCAGTTCGCAGTCAAATCTCAATTGATTACTGACGAGCTGTATCAGAGCGCTGATGGGAAATATTACACACAGGCAGAGCTTCCGGAAAACTCCGACGCATTCTGCAAAGAGCGCTACAGCAACGAGATTAAAGCCGAGCGTAACGCTCGTATCTCGGACACAGACGATTACGTGAAACTCCCTGATATCACCGTGGCTAGGACGGCAGGAGCCAAGCGTTCGGCCCTTGAGGACGCCGACAGAATCTCTCTAGAGACGTACCGACAGGCGCTCAGAAACCTGCCAGAAGTCGAAGGTTTCCCGTTCGTGGCCTGGCCCGTATTTCCGACAGCTCTTGCATACGAGCTACAGC